AAGCACCACCATTTGAATCTCCTGTATAATCCATTATTTTTTCTGCTGTGCCACCACCAGCAAGAGGTGTAAACACTTTGAACGTCTCGTCTAGCTTAACTACAGTTCCATTCATAGCCTTATGCCAACTTCTAGTTCTATCATCAAAAGCACTATTCCATTCTTTAACTCCATCACGGAATCCAAGTGTTTTGGAAATCTCATTATTACCATAACTCATAGCCATATGAGTTTCAGTTCTCGCAATCATGGTGGCTCTGTAAGGCTTAAATCCATTGTTTTGCCTTATTTCTTTAGCAACCTCAGTTACGGACATTCCTTCTGCTATGCCTTTCTTTACGGATCTTTTGATGTTTTGTCGTGTGGTTTCAGAGACTTGACTTACTTTAGAAGCAGTATTTTCATTTATATATTTATCTACAATTTTATCAATATTGCCTTCTGCTTTTTCTTCTCTCTGCTTTATTATTCTTTGACTTGCAGTAGTAATGACTGACCTGTAATGACTTGA